CAGTGGTTATCGTGCTGCCCAATAAGCGAAGCAAGGTGTTAAGGTTATAGAGGTAGGTTTGTATAGACTGGCAGTTCCTCGTACTCTGCAGTAGTTGCATAATTGCGATCCACTTCAAATACTTCCTCAGAGTATTGTTTAGCTAATTTTTCTGTAGCAAATATCTCGTTACTTGTTGATACTGGTTCGTTAGTGTCTTTCCAAAATGTCTCTACTGTAACTAGCCATACTTTCATAATTAATCTCCTATTAGAATATAGCCATGCATATCCAACCAAGAGCACCAGCTAATCCAAATAGCATGACTGATCCAGCGATATCCATGATTGTTATAGATTTACAATAACGTGCGTATCTTCTACGCACATTCTGATTAGCTAATGATTTTTGATAATGATTAAATGTAGCCACGAGATACCTCCGTTATATAAATATTAATATTAATATGCAGAACAGTGCTTTTGGGTCGTCCCTTAACTAGACGATACTATACAAGCTCTAGCCCAAGACACTGCCCTGCATATTTGATTAGGCAGCCAGTAAACTACCTATTGTATGTCCGTAAGATCGGACACAATCTTCTTGCAGGTCAAAGATTCTTGCCTGCACATCGTTCAGTTGATCAATTACTATTGCCTCTTGCTTTTCATTAGCAAGAATATAAGGCTCATTCAGTAGTTGAACTAAACGTGCTTCTTCAGCAATCAGTTGTGCGTAATCCATTTCAATCTCCTAAAATGGAGTTCTCTTATGTATGCGACCGTCTCACAGACAATTGTGAAGGCGATAACAGCAGCCCTCAACTAGACATACAGTGGTAGCAAATCACGACATATGCTAGCTCTGGTCCAAGATCAGCCGATACACAAGAGAACACTGAATATTAAGTGATGTTCATTCACCACCTACTATGCGAAGCTTGGTGTTTTTTGATGAAATGTATGAATAAATTACTTATGTGATCTTCCTTGGTACTATCTTCCCTTGTGTATTTGATTTAGATTTGTGTTTCTTTTTACTTAAATAAAAAGGTTAAGCCCTTCCCGATGTTCTGGGAAGGGCTAAGAGCCTATCGACGCGTTTCAGCGCAGATTTTGTCGTAGAACTCCTGAGCTTTCGCAGGGTCTACAGCATTAGAAATTAACAGCTGAACTTTGTCCTGGTTTTTCAAGCCAGAACTTAAGCGTACTGTTAGTGAGTCATCTTCCGCAGTAGCTACCAGATTGTAAATGGTATTACCAGAGGAGATGCCAGTGCGCATTACACTGTTGAGCATTTCACCACCAGTTTGTACTACGGATACATCGTTTTGATCTGCCATGTTGTTTCTCCTTTAATTAAAGTTAGATTAGTGCACCGGATAAGCGAAGCCCGGTTCTCATGTGTAAAAGAATCCTTTTTCTTTTTGAGGGCGGGGGTAGTTTCCCGTCCTCCTGACTCTGTCAGTTAGTACTGCACTTACACCTAGAAATAATATTTTTCACGCGGGCTATAGAAAATTGAAATGGGGTAAGAGCGAACGGAGCTGGGCGTAGCCCAAGTGGAGTGAAGCTCATCTATATAGTGAATAAGTACTATAGATTTATTGTTATGGGGGAAATAAAGGTCGAGACCTAAGGGCTCCTTTAGGAGTCCGAAGGTCGGAGACCTGTTCTTCTCTTTCTTAGAGGTCCATAACAGATTTAGATACAGTAAGTTACAAGATCTACAATCGCATATATGCTATTAAGATGGCTAGTTTAATCGCATATTTACTATTAGGATGATTTTAATGTTGCATTATGCAAGAAATAGGTATATTAATGTGGTGTTTTGCTAATTAATATTAAGGAGTAACAAGATGGCTAAATGGATTATAGCACTTGGGATCACAGCATTTGTAGCTTGGTATTTTTTTAGCTACGATGCTGGGGTATTGGTGAATCTTTACCCTAAGGGTGGTGCTGTGGATATGGGAATCTGGAAGGAGTAAATATACTTATGTATCAAGTTAAAATATTTGATGGAAAAGGGAATCTGCTAAGGATCGTTCAGCCGGAGTTTGATGCTAATGCTAAACCTAATAGGAGGTTTCTAGCTCATCCGTGCCCTGACTGCAAGGTAAAGACTTCAAATAAAAAATATTGCAATATTTGTATAGCTAAACGAGGAACGAAGAATGTTTAATAAACTGCAATTAACCTCGCATGCAGCTTTGCATGTAGCTAAGGCTAATTTGCCGAATACAGCCGGGCTGGTTTTATTGAAGTTGATGTATCAGATCAATCGAAATAATATTATTGAGGGGACTCCGGAGAGTATTTCTAAACTGGCTGGGGGGAATCTCCATATATTTAATCGAGGGCTAAGAACGTTGAAACAATTAGATTTTATTAGGAAGTACACGAAGAAAGAGTATATGCTTAACCCAGATATATTGTTTAATGGGACGGATAAACAATATTATGTTGTTAAACATATGTGGGATACCCAAACAACTAAGGGTATCAGAGAGGTCAGTCATGAGAGGTCGGCCCAGGAGAACAGCACCGAGTGACAGGGATGCTCATATACTAGAAGCGATAAGGGAAGGTAACCGTAAAGCACATGTTGCTGAGGTCTATAGTTTATCTAGGCAATATGTGTCTGAAATAGCGCAAAGATGGCCGGAGCTTGCTGTACGCGAGAAACCTATTACTTCTTATAAATCAAAAAAATGAAATACTTGTTATTTGTATTAATGCTAAATGGATGTACAATAGCTACTAATGTCGGTGTTGGTATATTAACTAACACATTAGGCGATGTAATAGGCGACTATATTAACGATGAAATCGATGAAGCTGAGGAAGAAGAAAAGGTAGATGAGTAAATATATTAATTTAGAGACTAGTTGGGAGTGGAGTGGAAGTACTACAGCATGCGCACTACTGCTGCCTTTAACGTTAATGTGTAATAAAGATAATGAAATCAATAAGAAGGACTTTACAGATAAACTTGTTGATTGGATTAAAGACTCTAGAACTTGGAATAAGTACTGGAATGAGCTAGAAGAAGCCGGAATTATAGTGCAACTCAATGAGGATACTTGGATGATGTCACCTCACGAGTGTTACTCTCCGGACGCTAATCATAATGTTTTACTTCAGAAATGGGATGAGGTCTGTCATGCAACTAAGTAACTTACCTGATGTAGCAACACAGGTTTCAAATACTGAAAATAGCGATAGCTTAACGAAAGATATGCTAGCAGGCGCATTGCCTGATAAACGTTTTAGGAAGCACTTAACTGATAATGTCGTTGATATTATTAATGCTGAGCCTGATAGTGAATTAAGAAGAGTATTTAGGGATAATACATTAAGCTTCGCTAATGTTCTTTCTGGCGGTAGATTTAGTTTAACAGCCTATGTTAATGCAGTTAAATTTGTGAGTCTTAAATTACTAGGAGATACAACATCAACAGCTTATAGCAAAGTATTCCCGGATAGGTATCAAGGTTTGGTAGACAAGGGCACTTCAACTTCGCAAATAGCTTCCTTTGCTCAAAATTATGCTAATTCGCAGTTGATCACTAAAATTTTTGAGCAAACTATGGTACCTACCCATATACTTAATGCTCATGTCTACCAGGAAGCTATTAACGTGCAGGCAGACTTAATGCATACAGCTAAGTCTGAGATGGTTAGACAGAAGGCAGCTGAGAGCTTGATTACAAACTTAGCTGCCCCTGCTATTTCTAAAGTGGAATTAGAAGTTAATTATAATAATGACGTTGTTGAAGATTTACGCGCAACAACTAAAGCATTAGCACAACAACAATTAAAAATGATTATGAATGGACAGTCTAGTGCTAAAGAAATAGCGCATAGTGAAATTATTGCAGCTAAGGTTGAAACAGATGTAATAGACATCGAAACTACCGATGAGCAAAAATCTGCTTGAAGAAACATGTGAAAATTGTGTGTGGTGGGAAGGCGATAGTAGTGGTCAACAAGGCAGGTGCAGCAAGCAGGAAGACCAACTCACCAGTAGAACAGATGATTGTATCGTTGATTATTTAGCTAGGGATGTTCCTTATGAGTTTGATTAAAAAAACAGTTGATGAATGGCTAAATGACATCGACTACGAAGATGACCCCTCCTATGTACCGAGTGAATTTGCCTTAGAATTTGTTTCGTTTATTAAATTAGTTAATGGCGAAAAAGGCGAAGAAAACAAAACCCCTGTTATTCATTATCAGATGATCGACAAAATCGCGGGTAAAACCCAGAACACCGCTAATATGTGCGCGCGCGGCCTTGCTAAGACTACTATATTTGCAGAATATTTATTTCTGTATATAGCGGTGTATGGGTCCATCCCCGGATTTGGCAATGTAGATTATGCTTTGTATGTTTCTGATAGCATAGAGAATGGTGTTAAGAAGATGCGATTGCGTATGGAAAGACGCTGTGAAAATAGTGACTTTCTAAAAACATATATTAAGACATCGAGATTTACAGATATTCGTTGGTACTTTAAAAATGCTTCTGGAAAGGAATTTGTTGTTACAGGACATGGTGCTAAAACAGGGGTTCGTGGAACAGTTGAGCTGAATACGCGACCTCAACTTGCTGTATTGGACGATCTACTCGGTGATGAAGATGCTAGGTCCGCTACAATTATTGAGAATGTTGAGAACACAGTCTACTCGGCTATTGATTATGCGTTACATCCAAATAAGAGGAAAGTTATTTGGAGTGGCACTCCGTTTAACTCTAAAGACCCTTTATACAAAGCTATTGAATCTGGTGTCTGGCACGTAAATGTTTACCCTGTATGTGAAAGTTTTCCTTGTACAAAAGAAGATTTTAAAGGAGCCTGGGAAGATCGATTTAGTTATGAATATGTTAATAATCAATATGTTAAATCAAAAGGTGCTGGTAAATTAGATTCGTTTAATCAAGAACTAATGCTGCGTATTACGAGTGAAGAAGAGCGTCTCGTTAATGATGCAGATATCATTTGGTATAAACGTAATAACGTTCTACAAAATAAGGGCGCTTATAACTTCTATGTAACTACTGATTTTGCTACATCTGATCGAGAACATGCTGATTTTAGTGTAATTAACGTATGGGCCTACAATAATAATGCAGATTGGATGTGGGTAGACGGATTCTGTAAACGAGCCTTGATGAATGAAACGATAGATAATTTATTTCGTTTAGTTCAAATGTATAGCCCCCAGGAAGTAGGCATAGAGACTACCGGGCAGCAGGGTGGATTTATTAGCTGGATTCAAAATGAAATGGGTCTTCGCAATAATTATTTTACATTGTCCAAAGGCAAGAATAGCAATACGATTGGTATCCGCCCTACTAAAGATAAAATGTCTCGATTCCAGCAAAATGCGATACCTCTATTTAAATCTAAAAAAATATGGTTACCTGAAGAACTAAAAGATAGTGACGAACTTACGGAGTTGCTCTTTGAGCTGTCACTTGCTACTCTAAAAGGGTTTAAAAGTAAACATGATGATCAGATTGATACGATTACTATGCTTGCTGAATTAAATGCATGGAAACCAAGTGAAGTTTCTATAAACGATGAAGACACCTCAGAAGAATTAGATAATTCTAATATGTGGGGAGATTCAACTACTAAAAAAATAGGTGACAGTTCTTATTTTGTCTAGGGGTTAAATATGAAAATTTCTGAATACGTTGATTATTTAATAACAGGTGAGTGTAGTAAATTAGCTATTGCTAGTGTAGGTGACATGTCCGCAAACCCAAGCCCAGTGCCTACAGCAGTCCAGCTAGTTAACCAAAATAAATTTATTAACTATATAAATTTAGCTAATTTAGCTCTACATAAACGGTTTCATTTCTTAATTAAAGAGTATGAAATGGACCAACCAGTAGACAAAGAAGAGTACGCGTTGCCTTCTGATTTTTTAGTTCCAATCCATGCTTACTACACTACCGATTTTGATAAAGTTCATATTAGTGATGATTCAGTTAAATTAGTTCAAGATGTTGACAAACATGTAGCTATCCTATTACCTGAACCATTTAAAGCAATTATTAAAGGCACAGATGCAGAAACTCCAAAACGTAGTCAAATTATTTTAAAATATGCAGCTGCTCCTAAAAAAGCTACAAAGATCTATACTGATTTAAAAATCAATGAAGTATACACGGAAGCATTGCTAAATTATGCTGCGTATAAAGCCCATAGTGCTATTAGTGGCGGTATGCAGGATGAGAATAATACTTATTACATGCGCTATGAAGCATCATGTAAACAGCTTATTAATTCTGGTATGTGGGGAAATAATCAAATCGAAATTAATACAAAATTAGAAGATAATGGTTTTGTATAAATTAGTTTGACATATTTAGTGTTACTACCGTATCTTAATAGTTGCGCAGGGTGCCTACGCTGAGAATAACCTCTTATGATATTTAGGAGTTAACAATGGCATACTATGATGAGATACAAGTAGTAGCTAATGATACAAAGCCAGAAGTAAATCTTACAATAAAAGATGCTAATAC